GAGCATTACATCGTCAGAGTTGGAACACTCTGACAACTCACGGAGTTCTTCGAGTTCAGTGTCCGATAATTCCTTGTAGAACTTGGACACCAACATCATGGGATTACCACGTAGTTGAGCCGCTAAGAGTCGGGTAGCCGAAGTGTATCCTTTGTGGTTAATGATCTTATCGTGGTCGATACTAAAAGGGTCTATATTCATCATCGCTCTCATTTAACATTTTAACAGAATCAGAGTCATTTGACAGATCGAACACTTCGCAAATCTCGTTCATTACTGCAGTTTCGATTTCTCGCATGACCTGCTCGGGTGTTGGGGTATCGGTATGCTTGTACGCTCTATTATACCCGTACGCAACACCTTCTTCAATAGCTCTATCAAGAATATTATATACTTTCACTTTCATGACAACCTCCATTACACAAAAAAATCTTCTACACTAACAGTTTCCTCGGCTTGCCAACCAATCGCATCAAGTATAGGGGTTATAGGCTTGATGAAGGTTTTTTTGAATTGAGTATCGTAATCGACATACCCAGACAACTGAAACTCTTTGGGCAAATAATCCACAAAACCCACGACATTTTCCTTCAAGGGATTCGGCATTTTTAGGTAACAAAATTTGAATTTATCGCCCGCTTTGATGGTATCATATTTTTTGCTAAGCCCCTTGGATTGTAAGAGATTGTTGTGAAGCAATGCCGCTCGCACGTGTATGGGTGTAGCCTTTTTGTACACGCTTTTGCGGTCAGCCCACTTGTCTATATCCGATATCCCCCGTGGGAACGACACTTCTTCTGGCGGTAATGACGTGAAGTGTTGTTTAAAATGTCGAATAGCTTTTTGAGTTTTAACTTCCGAACCGGAGACGATGACCTTGAACAACTCTTTAAGAGCCTCACGGCACGCCGACGGTGTAGAGGATTTAATCGCCTCAATTCCCATGATTTTGAGTTTTGGTTCATCATACCTAACCCCTTCTTTATCATATACGTTTAGAATATACCGCTTCTTCGCTGTCCAAATGCCCACATCGGCAATCAATTCACGTTTCATTTCCATGCGGTTTTCAAAGCAATTGAAAGCATCGTGTAATTTTGTGTATGCTTTGTCGATCTCTTTTTTAATAGTATCTGAGCACACTGCATCAAGAAATTCAACTTTATTTTTTGGGTCAAATTTATCGATCAAGGAACCAAAATTGACATACAGCGAATCTGTATCCATGGCAATCACGTAGTCAGTATCAACGGTCTTAAGAATCGAGTTTAGCTTCTTGTTTACTGCCCTCTCTGCCCACTTAATAGCAAGTTGACCCGTAGTCGTATTAGCTTCGGCAATACGCACATCAAAGTACTTAAAGTGCTTTTCGCCGATTGCCCCGTACAGCGAATTCAGCAAAATTTTAATAGCCATTTGCTGAGTTTCGTATCTGGCAATGTCACGCTCAATTGCATATACTTCTTGCTTGTCGTTCTTATCCACTTGCTCAAGACGCTTCTGGGCTTCAATCATTTTATCTTTGACAAGTATTCGTTCGTCGTAGTACTTGGCAACTAGGTCAGGAATATAACCCCTTCTGTCTTTTCGGTACATCGTCCCATTAGCCGCAACCGAATAATTCAAATCCTTAGGTAGTAAACACTCGCCCGACAAACACCCTTCGACAGTGTAATTAGGTTGAACTTCATCGACCACCGTTTCGGGAGACATGTTCCACTGCACAATAATCGAAGGATACAGAGAATTCAAATCAAAAGAACAAACCCAGTTGTGCAAACCGACTTGTGGGTCTTTTACATACGCACCCGCAAAATCAGCCTTGGTTTTTTCGACAGTAGGCGGAGGAACCACTTTTTGAGAAATGATACTTCGGTAGATAGCCGTTTCCCATATCATCGTGTCAGTATAATTCACACCAGCTCGGTATGCCATTGTAAGAGCAAGAGACACTAAACCCAACATGTCATCGAGTCGGTCGACCAATTCGACATCCTTGATGTTGTAGTCGATGAATTTTTGATAATTTGTCTTGTACAAATCATGAAGCGATGAATACTCTTCGTACGATAGTTTCCGCTCGCCCAGAACAACGTTTGCAATATGATCCAACTTATACGATTCTTGATTCCCGTACTTGTACCCAAATTTTTTGAAAAGGTCTAGGTAATCCAGTTGCTGTATTCCACTGATATCGTACGAACCCATCTTTTTACCTTTGATGTAGATTTCTCTGTACGATACTAACCCCCATGGGGACAATTTCTTACAATAATCATCACCCAAAACAAGACTTATGCGATTAACCAAGTACGGTATATCAAACAGTCTGCTGTTCCACCCAGTGACAATGTCTGGGGTTTTTGAACTCCAAAAATCCAAAAAATTCATGAGCATTTGACGCTCGTCTTCACACTGAATATACAGCACATTGGACTTATCTTGGGTGTCGTACTCATGAAGCCCCCAGACGTAGTAGTTATTGCTCCGAGACATTTTCATGGCAATCGATATCACTTCCTGTTTTGCTTCTTCAGGATGTGGAAACCCATCGTCTGACATGACCTCAATATCAATAACACACGTGTTGATGAAGTCTTGGTTAAACTGTATTTCTGTGGGGAACTTCTCATAAATGTACTGAGCAATATAGTTCGTGTTCCCATGGATCTCAAAGTCTTCAACCCCCTCGTACAGCTCGATAAAATTCTTGGCTTCTTTCATACTCTCAAACTTTCTAGGTTCGAGGTATGCACCTTCGATAGAGGTGTACTCCGAGGGTTTAGAACTTTTGATGTACAACGTGGGCGAAAACTTAACTTTCTGTTGGATAGGCTTGCCAGCAGAGTTGTACCCTCTGTACAAGATGTTGTTTCCGTAGCGGTTCACGCATGTGTAAAATTCTGTCATAACCTATTATACCACAATGCGTTTTTCAGGTGGCGTGATCAAGTCGCCATGAATCTCCTTGTAGCGGTTAACCAGATCATCTACTGGTTCTAAGCTAAACATAATTTCTGAAAATGGGATGACTACACCCGATTCATCGATCTTGGTATACGGCATAAAAGGTGCTAGGGCTAGGGAATTGGTTTGAGTGGGTAACAGAACAGTAACGTCTTTCAACGTAACGCTGAGGTCATCTAAATTCAATGAAGTTACTTTGGCGATTAGTTCTTCGCCACTCCGAAGACGCACGAGTGTAATTTCTTGTTCATTCATTTCAATTACTCCATGTTGTAGTAAGCGGGTCAGGATTGCCCTGACCCTATATTATACTATAATTATTCGGACTCGGGTCCAAAAATTTGTTCACCAGTCTTGAAGGTGTTGCCTTTAGTGTAATCGGAAACAGTAGACGGTTCTTCAATATCAACGATTTCAACTTTCTTAGGCTTAGGTGGTTCGGGTACCAACTGTTCTAAGAAAACTTTGATCATACCGTTTACAAATGCGGCATTCTTGACTTTCACATTTTCGTCGAGTAAAAATGCACGTGTAAAAGCTCGGCTTGCAAGACCTTGGTACAAGTACTCTTCCTTGCGGTTTTCGTTTTTATTTGCTTTTCCGCTGATGCTGAGAATGTCGCCATCAAACTCAATTTCGATTTCATTTTTAGCAAATCCAGCAACAGCTAACTCGATAACGTAAGTATTTTCTCCAGTTTTCTTGATGTTGAATGGAGGATACGGTGAAGCATTTTTACAAAGTTGAGTTTGTAATTGTGCAGCTTTTTTCATTTGCTCGTTAAAGCCAATAAAAAATCTGTCGAAGTCTTGAAGAAAGATAGGTTCGTATTTCATACTGATTTCTCCTATTAAGCGAGAGAGTTAAAGAAAAAGTGGCACCCATTAGGCGTACCATTATCCTGCTTACCGTTATACAGGGTCACCATATCGTTGTGACGGCAGATACGTTCCTAAGGTAGAGGAAACTTTACCACGGATATTTATATCTCTTGAAGGCATATGATCGAATATCTTCTCGCCCGAGTTCGGTTTCTTGGTCATTGCTCTCAACCATATTAAACCCCATTCGGTACATGTACTGAACAAATCCTTCGTGTGTCCAGTACCAAATATGCTCGCCCGGACGGTAGTGCTTAGACTGAGTAACTTGCTCGCCGTTTTGAAAAATTGGAATCGACGCAAATACCCAATCATCAACATTGTTAAGTAGCGTCGCAGGATCAGGAATGTGCTCTATCGAATCCCAACAAGTGATACCTCTGACTCTCCGAGCATACGGATTACGGAATCTGCTTGAGTTGAACAACCATTCATTGGCTTCCTTGTTTACATCGTACCCATAGCATTCTAGCGTTCGAACAAACAGACCACCACCGATTCCAATGTCCACGATACCCCGTTTGCCAGAGTAGCGGTTAACCAAGTCGCAACGTACTCGAGTCAACTTTACGCCCATCTCGGTCTTGTCGTACTCAAGGTACTTTGCCCAGTAATCACCGTCATAGTTCATGGGTTCACGAGGATGGTAGCCCATGCCTAGTTCTGGAAACCAAATTAGGTTATCCTCGTAACCATTTGGCAAATTTATCTTCATAATCTCGTATTTCCTTATTACAGTTGTGTTGCATGTCTGTGCAACGACGACAAAATTTATCTGGTATTGCGAATTCTACTTGATTTGGTTGGCGGTACATAATGACTTCAGGGGAATTGAACATCCCATGCCCACCTAGTACAATCCATGCCTTGTTATTGTAGCAAAGACTAGCAGGAACAATCCACCCCACGCCACCTACTGTGTACTTAGCCGACTGAACCAAGGCAAGA